CTCCAGTTATTGCGGTGGAGGTGTCAACGGGCAATGCAACCGACCCCACTACATCATTGAGCAACACCGTGATCCACTTGCCGAAGCGGATCGAAAACATGACCAAACCGGTGACTGGCTGGGCCGCGCAGGGCGTGGGCGTCAGAACCGTAAACACTTACAGCTGCCAAATATACATCGGCAACATTGTCAATTTTGCAAAAAATCTGCAATGCACATCGTTTGGTATGGGCAACGTATACAACGATTATTTTTTGAGGCATTTGGAAAATGGTAAGGTCAATCTTGACTTGACTCCGGGCAACGCCGGGGCCTGGGTCAACGAAAATAACTTCTTCGGCGGAAGATTAAGTCACTATTCTGCTGAGGGTACGGATGTTGCGGGAGTTCGACACGTCTATATTGCAGCATCAGTCAATTCGGTAAATAACAATCTTTTTATAAAGCCGAGCATCGAAGGGAATGTGGCCGAATTCCACGTTGAATGTGGAGGCTCACAGAACACGTTTCAACAAGCGCGATGGGAAGCATCAACCCCAAAATTGAGATTTTTTGGCACGACTACAAACCATGGTGGACGAAACATATTGCTTGGCGGTTACGGATTGCAAGATGTCGTAGTGTCCTCGTCGGGGACGACTGGCGGCAACACCTCAATACAGGGAGGCGCTGAACAAGTCGTTGTGATGGGGTCATCTGGCAAACCTTTGCGCTTCAAAAACCAAAGCGCGAATACCAGCGCAGTACGCCAGTATTACGACACCAGCGGTGACCCGTTCGCCAACGGATCAGACTGGACTGTTTTTGAGAGCGCACGAGAGCTTCGGGGGAAAAGATCAACTGATGCAAACCCGCGAATCAAGATAGACTATCACAATGGGGCCATTTATTTTGATAATGGCACCACAGCAGTACCCACTGCGGGCTTCACCTCTTTTGGTGCCGATAGCGTTGCCTGTTCGAGCCCTTTGTACGCATCGACTAACGATGCCTTCACATGCGGGGCCGCAGCATATCGTTGGTCCATTGTCCACGCGACAACACTATCGCCGGGCACAGTGGGTACCACGAATGCCACTCGCGTTAAGTGGACATCGGGCACGGGATCACCCGAATCTGTACTAACGGCCATTGTCGGGTCAATGTATACCCGCACAGATGGGGGCTCTGGAACGACTTTGTATGTCAAAGAGTCGGGCGCGGGTTCGACGGGCTGGGTAGCCAAATGACCCTCTACCCATCCCTTCTAAAACGAGGCATCACCCTCGCCCCGTGGCTAATCCTCATCCCTCAATGGGCACGCCACGACAGTGCCTAGAGCCGGTGTCAGCACTTCTGAGATAAAAGACCCGCCCCGTGCGGGTTTTTTATTGGGCGGTGTCCGTGTGCTGCGCGCCCCCTAATACCATTGCGCATGCCTGCTAAAACCCACCTCCACCCGACGCCGCTCTCGGCGGGCGGTGGGGTCACTTGCCGCTGATCCATGGATTCTCAAACTGCTTTCAACGTCGTACTTTCTCTCGTGGCATTTTTAGGGGGGTGGGTGCTTAACAGCCTTCGTGACAGCATCGCGCGATTGCAAGTCACCGACAACGCTCTCGCTGACAAGCTACAGCACATCGAGGTCCTGGTCGCGGGCACGTACGTTACCCGCAACGACCTGCAGCAACTGACCACCGCGCTCTTTGCGAAGCTCGACAAGATCGACATCAAGCTCGACGCGAAGGCCGACAAATGATCACCGAGCTCACCGCCCAGCTCACCCGCGACGAGGGCCGCGAGCGCTCCGCCTACCAGGACCACCTGGGTTTCTGGACCATTGGGGTGGGCCGGCTCATCGACACCCGCAAGGGCGGCGGACTGCGCGAGGACGAGATCGACTACCTGCTGCGCAACGACATCAACGATCGCATCGACCAGCTTGGCCGGCGCATCCCGTGGTTCCTCGAGCTCGACAGCGCCCGCCAGGGCGTGCTGCTCAACATGTCCTTCCAGCTGGGTGTGGACGGCCTGCTCGCTTTCAAGAACACGCTCGCGCGCGTTCGCGCGGGCAACTTCGCGGGTGCCGCGAGCGGCATGCTCAACAGCAAGTGGGCAACCCAGACACCCGAGCGCGCCCAGCGCTTGGCCAAGCAGATGGAGACCGGCACATGGCAGTAGATCCCCTCACCGCCGCGCTCGACGTCGGCGGCAAACTCATCGACCGGCTGTGGCCAGACCCCACGCAGCGCGACCAGGCACGCCTGGCGATGCTGGAGCTGGCGCAGAAGGGCGAGCTCGCCGAGTTCACGCAGCGCGCCGAGATTGTCAAGACCGAGGCAGCGAGCGAGAACTGGCTGGCCTCATCCTGGCGCCCTATCCTGATGCTGACCTTCGGGGCGCTCATCGTGGCGCGCTGGTTCGGCTGGGCGGCACCCAATTTATCCGAAGCTGAGTATCTCAAGCTCTGGTCCATCGTTGAACTAGGCCTCGGCGGTTACGTCATTGGTAGAACCGCGGAGAAAATTGTGCCAGCCGTTGCGACGGCGATGAAAGGGAGTAAATGACCACCCGTGTACCCGACGCCATGTTAGAAACCCCCGGCGCCGCGAGCGCCGTCGCGCAAGTCAAGACCTCGAGCACCAGCGCCACCTTCACGACCACCTCCGGGGGCTCGACGGTGGACTTCACGACCCCCGACAACGTCGTCGGCGCCGAGCTGCTCACGGTGGCGATCACACCCACCTCTGCCAGCAACTACCTCGAGACCGAAGCGATCGTGCAGTGCGCGGGCTCGACCACGGGCACGATCACGGGCACCCTGTTTCGGGATGCGGCCACGGTGCCGTTCGGGGGCAACCTGCTCACGGTCGCCACGGCCTCAGTCGGCTACCAGCTGACGGTGCGCGGGCGCATCCTGGCGGGCTCGCTCGCCGCCACGACGATCCGCCTGCGCATTGGGTTGTCGGGTGGGGGCAGTGTGAAGATCAACACCGCCTTCAGTGGCGGTGCGTTGCTGGGGGGCGTTGCCGTCACCAAGCTCACCGTGACGGAAGTTACCCCGTAACTACGCCCGGCGAGACTGCGCCCCGCAGGGGGCGTCATTGGCAGCCTGGGGTTGGGCGGCCTCGGCCACCTGCAGGCGCTGCTTCAACTTCTCGACCTCCTGCGCCTGGGCACTCAGCTGCTGGCGCAGGAAGATGAGCGACAGCACCTGGCCGGCACTGAACCGGTCGCCGCCCGGGGCGTAGAGCTCACCGTCGTGGAACCGCCAGCCTGACCACTTGCCGGCGGTGCCGGGTAGGTCGCCGAGTAGCCCCCGAATTGCCAGATGCTGGGCGCCAGGGATGCGGATCTGGCCACTGAGCCAGCGACGAATAGTGGTGCGATGAACATTCAGTTCCCGTTCAACCCGCCGCTCCCCGATCAGGTCGACCAGTTCTTTGAGATGGCGGCCGGGGATCTGGTTAACCTCTAGCACGAATCACCTCGGCAGCCCCCTGAAAGCTGCTGTTCATAAGCTCGTGCGCTTCGTCGCACACCTTGGCGCAGGCCTCGCGCTCGGCGGCGAGCAGTCGGCCGAGGTCGTCGGCGTTGACAAGAAAAACACCCCTCGTCATCGTTTCAGGGAGGCCTTGTTGTCGCGCCAGTTTGAGGATGTCTTCGGTGCGCATAATGGTTCTTCCGTTCATTGGGGTTTGGTTGGTGGGGCAGGGGGTTGGGGTGTGCATCATGCAAGGCCGCCGAAGCCATCGGCCTTTATGTCTTTTGTATGAAGCAATACCTGTTCGCCCGCGTCGTACATGCGTTTTTCTGACTTCGGGTACTCCTTGACAATCGGGTACTTGAACCGAGAAAGCATTTGCTTTTTCTGGCCGCTGTTGCCAACAAAGAAGAAGTACCGGTGCTTGGGGGTCTGCTTGACAATTTCGATCCCGTTCGCCCGAGCGTAGGCCACCGGGTTCTTGACCCCAGGCATGTCGTAGAAAGTCCGCTTGTGGATCTTCACCCCATCCACAATGAATCCGACAACCCCGCCCTCGGTTCCGGTCAGGCCTGTGTAGGTCCAGTTTGTAGCCTGGTAAACAATTCCCGAGTGCCCCCATTCAGTGTCTGCGTAGGACATGACGGCCGCGGGTTTAGGGAGCAGCTGCAGCGCTCGGCCAACAAGGTAGCTGGCGGCATTTGGTTTGGTCGTTTGGATGACCAGGCGGGTTAGCTCGTAAATCTCAGTGTCGCCGCCCTCGAACGCATGCGGCTTGACGTTCTTCCCGACTGGGTTCCCGAACACCACAACACCCTCGACAAACCCCTCGTTGTCGACCAGGGCAAACGCACACCTGAAACCAGATGCGTGGCGGCTGTAGTGCTTTCGAGAGATCACAAAATCGGCCTGCTTCTTGGTGATGGGTTCAACGGTCCAGCTCATGGATGGCTTTCAAGGGTTCGCATAATCACGATTCTTTCAAATGGGTTTTGGTTGAGAGGGCGGGGGGTTGGGGCGTGCCTCGCGCACGGATGGCCGCGGCGCAGTCGATGGCCGCCGCCACGAAGTCACAGTCCTCGTACTGGCAACCGTCCGCTTGCGCGTGGTCGGCGGCCCAGGCTTCACAGGCTCGGGCGCAGGCCTCTCGCTCTGCCGATATCTCCGTTGACTCTTCTGGTGGGCTCCAGAATTCGCACTCACAAACGTAGCGGTCGGCGTTGTGGCTTGCGTTCCGTAGGAAACCGTGGGGCGCACGGTGGTCCTCTTTGCAGGGCGGACCGCCGTCCTCTAATTCTTGAATTGTGGTTCGCATAACGGCGCTTACGTTCAAAGGTTTGCGGGTTCTGGATCAGTGGCTTACCGGGTGCATGCTGCGGTGCCAGTCGGCGACTGGACGCGACCACCAGGTGTCGTTCACGACGTTGAAATACACGACTGTCAGGGGGTACTCGGGCCGAGTGCTGCCACGGTTCGTGATGCAGGCCACCTTGTAGACGTTGCCGTTCGTGTGGCTCCAGGTGGAATTGACCTCGGGGATGGTGTTTTCGGTACTCATATTCAATCTTTCTAGGTGTGGCTTTCGCGCAACTGGTACGCGATCCACCTGATATTGTTAAATGCTTTTCAGGCCTGGGCTGCTAAAGCGTAGGACGCCCGAAGCGCCTCGGTCCAGGTGCATCCGGTCTGCTGCTGGACCCACTTCGCACGGGCGACTTCGGACTGGATAAGATCACGGTCCTGCTGGCGCAAAAGGTTCTCGCGGGCGGTACGCAGAGTGCGCTGGTGGGCGGTAGATATGGCTGCCATTTGCTTTCCTTAAGTGGTTGATTCTGTAGCAGAGTGTACCACATCTTTTAGCACATGCTAGTGTCATAACACCTCTTTTAGTACGCATAATGTATATTGTGACCAAGCAAAATGCTAAAGCCACCCACTGCTTACCCCAGACTTACTGCTCAAAACACCCTACCGAAGGGGTCTGTTTTGTGCAATATGCACTAGCGTTTTCTCTTTAGCAAACCTTCCCATGCATCGCGGCAACCACTGTCGCACCAGCGGTTCTCGTCGTCCAGTATTTCATCGCAGAACAAACAGCGCCCGGTGGCGACAGGCCCCACCGGTTTCTTCACGCGCAGTGCCTCGCCGAGCGAGCGCTCGACTTCGTTCTGTGCGCGGTCAATGTCGTCACTCATGGTGTCTCCTGAAGAACGCGCCCAAGGCGATCGGCGCAACATAACGAAGTGTGGCAAGAAGCACACAAGCGGGGGTCAAGCGGCACATGGTGACCCCCAGGTCCGCATCACGTGCGCCAAAGTCTGGGCGCCCGCAGCGCAATCAAACCCTGCTTGATACACCGGGCTGGGACGACCGGCCACACCCGGCTGGCGCTGGACGTGCGACACGTGCGCCTCGTGTGCTTTGACCATGTCCAGCAGCGTCGCATTGATGAAGCCCCGGCTCAGACCCGTGGCGACCATCAGCTCCTTGGCGGTCGCAGGGGCGAGGGCGAGGGCGTTTGACACCGCGTGTGCGCTCATGTGCGGGACTCCAACTCGATCAACAGGTCGACCTCGTGCTTGATTTTTTCCAGGTCCTGGAAACGACTGGCGGCCGGCTTGTCGCGCCAGCGCGTGATGCGCTTGACGATGCACCCCTCGAGAAAGCCCAGACCGTTGGCGTGGATGTACTCCACCGGCTGGATCTTCTTGTCCTTGTAGTGACTGCCGGCGACCTGCACGTCCAAGGCGCTGCCACTGACCAAGCTGTTGTGCCAGCGCATGGCCCGGGAGTTTGGCTCATTGCAGTCAGCGTCGTTGCAGTAGGGGTTGTCGGAAACGCCCATCCCCTCGGATGCCGCCAAGGTGCTGCGAGGGGAAAGGAGGCCGCGCTTCTGGGCGTTGAGCAGGGCGTCGGCCTCGGGGGTGAAGGTGGCCAGCGCCTCGGCTGGGGTGAGCGGTCGGTTCATTGTTTGCCTTTCAAATAATCGAGTAATAAATCTTGCACTGAGCGCTTGGACTCGCGCCTGGCCATCACGAGCTCGTCGATTGTCTGACGCGCTACCAGGTAGTGTACGAACACGCCCTGGTCCTTCCCTGCCTGCAGCTGGCGCATCGGCCCGACGCGCTCGAGCACCTGGTCGTGGTTTTCCAAGTTCCAATCCTGGCTGAAGAACACGATCGTGTTGCAGTGGTACTGCAGTCCGTCGACGCCGTGGCCCATGCTGGCGGGGTGGCCGAACCATAGCTTGCCTTTGCCGGCCATCGCCTGGGCCATACCTTCGGGCTCGCTCAGGTTCAGACCCTCGGGAAAACGCCGCTGCAGACGGGCCAGATCCGACTTGAAGTAATAGACCACCAGCAGGGGCTCGTCGCCGGTCTCCTCGACCAGCTCCTCAAGCGCGTCGAGCTTTTCGGTGTGTACCTCGACCCATGTGCCAGCGCCGTAGCGCTCGGGGTCCAGGTACACCGCGCCGTTCGCCATCTGCAGACACTTCTGGCTCTTGGCCGCGGCGCTCAGGGCCTCGACCTCCTTGTCCTGAATCATCGTGAAAAGCTCTTTCTCCATCTCGCGGTACTTCACGCGGGCGCTTTTGGGCAGCTCGACTTCGATGATGTTGACAATCGGGTCCTGGAGGTCGCACCAGTCCTTGGGGTCCAGCGTCAGGCAGATGTCAGCGATGCGCTCCTGGATCTCGTCCTGGGCGTGGTCGCACGCGCGGTAGTTGTGAAAGTCGCCCGACTTCACCGGTCTGAACCAGCGGTCACGGAACGCGCTGAACGTGCGGCCCAGGCGGACCCCGGCGTCTAAGAACCATGTCTGGCCCCACAGGTCCTCGAGCCCGTTGCTTGCTGGCGTGCCTGTGAGGTTGATCCAGCGCTGCACATCCTTGTGCGCAACCTGGGCGAGCGCCTGTGCTCGCACGCCACCCTGGCGCAGCCTGAAGCCCTTGAGCTTGGTGGACTCATCCGCCACCACGGTGGCGAAGGGCCAGGGCTTGCCCTCGAACTGGTCGCGCAGCCAGACCAGGTTGTCGTAATTCGTGGTGTAGACCGGAGCATCCCGGCGCAGCGCAGCCTTGCGTTGATCGGCGTCGCCTACAATC